CATCGGAGCCGGCGCAGTGCTTTTCATCTGCCTTGTCACAGCGTTGTAGGCAACGGTTCGCCCTTTTCCTGTATGTCACCGGGTCTTGCGGTGTCTGAAGGAATCGGAGGTGTCGGGATTTCATAATTTTCGGCCATAACGTTACTTTTTTAGAGTTTATCATTTACTTGCAAGGATGTCTAATAGTTGTTTTATTTGGGCGTCCTTCTCCTTTATTTGGGCGTCCTTCTCCTTTATTTGGGCGTCCTTCTCCTTTATACGCTCATCGAGGAGTTCGATTTGGGCTTTGAGAACATCGGGAGAGTCGGAATAGTAGTGGCGGTTGTCGATGGGGGAATTGTTCAGATGATTTTGTCCTTGAATCACAACTCCCGAAGCATTATCTCCAACTTTTTGCTCAACATTCCCTAAAATACTGCCCTTTCCTGTAAGAAGATAGTCTGTACTAATACTAGGGAATTTTTCTTGAATTTTGTTCGCCATTGCCTTTGAAATACCGCATTTACCAGACTTAATGTCATAAAAAACCTGCGGTGTATTCATTCCTAAAGCAATGGACAATTGCCGCGCATTCATATTCAAGTGCACGAGTAATTCTTCAAGTATTTGTTTATCAATCCTTTCCATAACTATCTAATTTTTTCGATGAAAACTTATTGAATTATTCTTGTTTTATTAAAGAATAATTCTTTACTTTGTCGTCGAAATGTTAATTAACTAACTAATAAATTAACTAATTAATTAATAAACCCCGTAAAGATAAGTAAAATTCTTAATACTCACAATGTTATGTGGATGGATAAAGACCAAAATGGACGGATGACAATAATGGACATCCGGATAGATGAAGCAATGTTGCTCAAGGACGCCGCAGGATTGCTCCTCGAACGCATTGAAGAGCGATGGAATGCAATGACTCCCGAAGCACAGTCGCTCAGTTGGACTAAGATTCAGCACGAAAGGGAAGTTGAAACGCTCAGACGACTCAATCAGGCTATCAACCTTTACTTCCCGATGGTCAGGAAAATGCCGGAGACAGTGGGCGAGGTGGGAGACAGATAGACTATGCGCCGCGAGTTCCGACATTCCGAGAATAGTTTAGGGGTCGGTGATATGCCGGAGCGCGGCGCTTTTATTCGAAGACATCTTATAATCAGTCTTAAATACATTATAATCAATCTTTAATACATTATAATCAATCTTAAATACAATGAATTATGAAAACTGAAGACATCTTGAAAATTCTTGAGGAGTGGTCGAACGAGACCAAGGGCGCAATCGTCTTTTCGCTGGCGGTGCCGGTGAAGAAACACGGAAAAATGGTTCTTGATGGTGGCGTCGGAGGTTTCGGTGAGTTTGAGGTTCAGAAGAACTGCGTCGCTGCGTTCGACTCTCCGGAAATGAGGAAATGCTTTGCAAATCTCTGAATATCTTAATAAACCGCAAGCAAGACGCCGCAGTGATGCGCCAGCGGCCGTAGACATGACGCTCCGGAAAGACGGAGTGACACCCCGGAAAGACGGGGAATTGGGGATGCAGACCGCACGGGCGGTAGAAGCGGCATAGTTCATCGGAATACGACACACAGATCATCGGCGATGTAGGCTTGAGTTTATAGCAGTGGTGGAAGGATATAACGCACAGTAAGCTCCAAAGCGTAGGATGTGCGGAAAGCCCACGACACCATCAGCCTCGCGGCTCAAGACTTCGCAACCGGCCAATGCCGGAAGTACGTGAAGCGGGCGAAAGTCCGAATCGTCAAATCTGGTACGATGAGTGAGTCGGGAATCTGCACGATGAACAAACCGAATACCTGAGCTGAGGGTTCGACTCCCTCCATCCCCACAAAATCAAAATTGTTTCAATATGGCAAAGACAAATTGTAGAGCAAGAATTCTGGCACTTGAGCCGGGCGAGGACACCACCCTTCGAGGGTGCAAAGTTTCCGTTGTCAGAGTGACCGTGTCGGTCATCTCTAGGGATTTCAACAGGATTTACACGGTTTCGGCTCCCAAGGGCGCTCCTATCGTTGTTTCCCGCGTAAGGTAGCCGTACGATGGGGCTGAATATTTCAAAGGAAAGCACATTGAGGCTTTCCACGATCACGGGTGCGGTTCTCGCGGATGCAGGGTTAATTCTCATTCTGCTTGACAAGACCCTTACAGGCGTTTTGTCTCTCTTCCTGGCAGCCCTTTTCATAGGGCTCGCCGCTGCAATGCTGAGAAAGTGATGGCTGCGGAAAGATGGTGGTGCGATGATGCCCACACGACATTCATAAGATGCACAACTCCTAGGGCAGTGTGCGTTAATCCGCAATCAGAGTTCGCCGACAAGATGGAGAGGGAACTCCGCCCGGTGACGATGGAAGAATACTACAAATATGAACTTTATTTAGATTAATGAACTATGGATAATTTTTCAATCAAACTCGATTTTATGAAGTTCAGGGGCGCGAAGCTCGTCACAGCCCAGGGACGCAAAGGCGTTTTCATCCCGGTTGATGAGAATCAGGCAATCTATGTCGGCAGCAAGGGTGTCTATCTCAACCTTTCTGCCATCGAGCTTTCGCAGGAAAGCAAGTACGGTGACACGCACCTCGTAAAGGGCAACATCGACAAAAAGACATTCGACGCGATGACGGAGGATGAACGCCGTTCCCAGCCGATTCTCGGCAATATGCGTCCGCTCAGAGCTCCCGAAATGGCTGCCCAAGCAGTGCAGTTCGATGACGACCTTCCAGAATGAATAAAGCCGCCCGGAATGCGGACGGCTTTGGTAACAAAAAGGAAAGGAGTTTAATGAATAGGAATGTTAATATCTGCGATTCTCTTGCTGATGTCCTTGAGGGCATAGGCAAGAACTTCAAGTTCTTCGGAGGTGAAATGCGCGGGCTTGCCATTAACGACGGCTCCATTCAGTCGCTGGGAGAACCAGCTGCGGGACTTGTGGAAATAGTTCTCAGCGATAAAGGAAAGGTTGAGCGCCGGAATCACCGGATCTATAGCTTCCTTAACGCGAAACTCTCTGGACTCCGCAATCACGTTCTCCGCACCTTCCAAGAAGGCCTGCCGGAACTCTTCAGGGGATTGTTCGGAAAGCTCGCGAATCTGCGCATCGATTTCGGCTTTCCTCTTCTCGTCGGCGGTCGCAATGTACTCGCTTCTGAGTTCGTTGAATCTTTCTTTTACAGTCATATATATCGGTCTTTTAAGTCCTCCCCTTGCGGGGAGGCTCTAAAGGTTAATCTTTCAGTTTCTCAAGCTCTTTCATCAGTTCCTCTATCGTTTTGTCGAGTCCGTGGAGTCTTGGTTTCAGAGCTTTGTAGTAGCTCAGGAAGAACTCGATGTCCTTGTAAAGTTCTTTCCTTTTCTTCTTTTTATCCATTCATTGTTTACACCTCCTTTCCTTTTTGTTGATACAAAGGTAGGTATAATAAATTAAATAAACAATAGTTTATTAAAATAATTTCAATTATTATGTATCATATCCAATCATATTACTGCCAGTCAGATTTGAGAAAAATTGAGCGGTATGCTTCGGACTCGATTCGCGTTCTTGAAAACAAAGTCATCAAGGAAGAAGACATAGAATCCGTGCGAAACTGGCTTTTGCGGCTTCGCGAACGGATTGAAATGGAGCACCCTCGTTGCGGTCACGTCGAGGTTGTGGTTCAGAAGCAGGAAGTGCTGAACAGGTTAGACATTTGCTTCGGCCGCCTATGCTACTACGGGAAGAAGTGTGAGTTCTTAGACCGGGAGGACATCGCGGAATGAATAAAGCCGCCCGGGATGCGGACGGCTTTCATAGATGAGGAAAATGATGTTAATGCTTTAATTGGAAATAGTGCTCGATGGCTTCGTTGATGAACTGGGTTTTGTTACCCTCGAATGATGTGAGGATGGCATCGACGGCGGGGTTTGAGCGGAACGTGTAGTTCTTGCCGTGTTCGATGGGCTTGCGGCCCGCGCCCTCTCTTGTACCGCCCTTTCCTTTCTTGGAGGATGAAGATGAATTTTGTGTTTCCATATAATTTTGTACTTTTGCGAAGCCTACCAAAGGGGAGGCTGATTTCTCAGCCTCCGTTGGTCAAATTAGATTGCAACTTCTATTGTGAATCTAATTTTCCAAATCTTGAAAGTGAATTTGAGACTCATACTTCTAAGACTTTGGTAGGTTTTTTCTTACTCCCTTTCAAGCGTTTCAGATTTCTCTTTCGCAGCAGGCCTTCTTCCTGACTGCATTACAAAGGTACGCATTATCTTTGAATTATGCAAGCATATTTCAATAAATTTGCATATATTTTTCAATATTTTTCTTTGATTTTCAACAATATACATAATGATACGCAAGGATCAGATTTTTGAGGCGACGGAGGGCGGAAAGGCTGTCATCGCGGGATATTATCCTCAGAGCGCTTCGTGCTTTTCGGGGCGCGGGCGCAACTTCAGGATTCGGGAGGACGACAAGAGCCCGTCCTGCACAGTGTTCCGGAAAGATGGCGTCTGGTTCATCCAGGATAAGGGAGGAAACGACACCAAAGCCTACACCGCCATTCAGCTCGTGATGAGAGAGGAGGGGCTGGACTATCCGGCGGCGATAAACTGGATTGCCAGGAAATACGCACCGCATCTTCTTGAGGGAGACGCGGCGGCTTCCGAGGTGAAGCCAATGCCGGATATGAAGAAGGTCAAGGGACAGGAAAAGATGTCTGTAAACCTTAGGAAAAGCGGCAAATTCACCGACAGGGAGCTTTATCTTCTCGGCTACAAGATTACGCCCGAAATCTGCACCGACCTCTGTCTCAAACCTGTAGATTCCTACATCACGGCAAAGAACGCCAAGGGGGAAAGCTGGCTCATCACGGCCACGGACAACTATCCGATTTATTACTATGACTATGGCAAATGGGGCAAACTCTATCAGCCGCTCGGAGACATCCGTTTTATGTACGTTGGCGAAAAGCCTGAGGACTATTTCTTCGGAGAAAAGGATTTCATAAAGGCATACGCCGACGCGAAGAATGGAGTCTATCACGGAATCGTCGAGGAGGAACCGATTGACGGCGAGGAATTGGGTCCGGCCGTCGATATGACCTGGAAAGAACTCATCATCTGCTCCGGACCCTCCGACGCCCTGAACGTCCATTCGGCCGGTTATCACGTCTGCTGGTTGAATTCGGAAACGGCGGAACTGACGGAGTATGAGTTCTCTCTGCTTCAGAAGATTGCCAAAAAGATATATATCCTCTACGACATCGACGACACGGGGATAGCCAATATGTATCGGATTGCGCTGCGCTATCTCGACATCAACATCATCCGTCTCCCGGAGGAACTCAAACGCTTCAAAGACCGTAAAGGCAAGCCCTGTAAGGACGCGAAGGATTTTTTCGTGCATTTCCGCAGACCGGAGAACCAGAACCCCGTCTCTCTTTTCAAAGAGCTGGTCAAACTCTCCGGTGGGCTGAAGTTCTGGCAGGAGAAGAAGACCAAGACGGGAGGATTCAGCGGATACGACATAAACAACGAACAGCTGTATTCTTTTCTCGAAGCTTCGGGATATTTCCGCATCGCCACGAATCCGGACTGCACGGACTTCGCCTTTTGTCAGGTGAAGGACAATGTGGTGACAATTATCGGCGACGACAGCATTTCAGCGCACTGTTCGGCGTATCTTCTGGAGTATCTCCGCACCCACGCGAACTATTACAACCAGACACTCGCAAACACCATCCACCGTTCTCCGCAAATCAGCCGGAGTTCGCTGGAGAAACTATCGGTGATCGTGCCGGACTTCAACGCATTCGACGAGCATTCCGACACATTCTTCTTCAACAACGGACCGGTGAAGGTCACGGCCACGGGCGCGAAACTCCTGAAGCCGTCGGATTGTCCGTACAATGTCTATCGCAGCAAAATCATCGAGAGAGACTTCCGGGCGGAGCAGCCATTCTTCGACATCGAGTATTCCGAGGAATATGCCACTCTGCTGAACCGTCTTTCCATCCTCTCCCCCGACACCCCCGACTATGTTCAAACCAAAAAGCAAGTTGACGCTCTGGATGAGCTTAAGAAGTATAGACTGAAGATTTTCCGCAATGACAACACATTTATGCGCTTTGTCTATAACACAGGGCGCAACTATTGGCGAAAGGAGGAACTGGGCATCAGTCTGACACCGGACGAACAGGCGGAAACGGATCTGCACTTCATCTCGAAGGTTATGGCACTTGGCTACATTATGAGCAAGCACAAGGTAGCCGGCCAGCCTTACGCGATTTATGCTATGGAGACGGAGCAGTCTGAGGAAGGCACCCACCTGGGAGGTACGGGAAAGTCTCTGTTTATGACAAGTACGGAGCAGCTTCGCAAGCAGCTGTTCATCAACGGCCAGGAAATCAACCCGTCAAAGACGGACTTTATGCTTGCCGGAGTGCGCAGCGGAATCACCGACACGGTCTATTTCGACGACTTGAACGACAGCATCGACCTGCACCGCTTTATGCCTATGATTACAGGAAAGATGGTGGTGAACCCGAAAAATAAGGATGCTTTCATACTGGAATTCAAGGATAGCCCCAAAGTGGCTTTCACCTCCAACCACGCAATCAAAAAATTCGATGCATCGCTCCGCCGTCGTACCTGGTTCACAGCGTTCACGGACTACTACCACTCCGACGATCCGATGCGTGGCCTGAAGGAGCGCTCTCCATACACGGAGTTTCACAAGAACCTCATCCAGGACTACTCCCCGGATGAGATGAACGGGTTTTACAACTTTATGTTCAACTGTATCTCTGTCTGGCACAAGCTCCGCGTAAGGATTCAGCCGCCGATGAAGCAAATCGAGCAGCGCAACCTCCAGAGAGCCATCACCGATGAATTCATCTGGTGGGCAGAAGACTGGTTCACAGCGGAGCGCCTCGATGTGATTGTGAATAAGGACGAGGCATTTGACGCCTACAAGTCCACTCTGAACAGGAAGATTCAAGACAGCATCAAGATGCAGACGTTCAAGAAAAAACTCATAATGTACTGCGCTTATAAGGGCTGGGTGTTCAATCCACCTGAGCTTCTTCTTTCCGAGACCGAGAGGCAGCGCAACGACATCCGCCGCAAGGCCGACGGCAAAGACCTCTATTTCTTCTACATCGATACGAGAAAGGATAATGAGGAGAAGCTTGATGCGGCGTCAATTATCAACGCTCCGCCTGAGTGCGAGGCTTTGGGGCCGGGGGTAATCGGGACGTCGGCTGAAACC